AGCATTTAATTTGAAAACTATATATAGTATTATTTTTATTATTTATATCTCTATATAAAGTAATTTATTTTTTATTTTTTACTCATTATTGCTTGAAACATAAACAGTTAAGTCGATAAATTTTTATAGTAAATTTTTTGTCGCTACTTTTATTTTTTACCTGAAATTAATCGGTTTCTGCATGTTTTTCGACTGTTTTTTCGAGTTTGATTTTCATAAGATCGATCTTTTCCTGAAGTTCTTCGATTTCCATCCTAATACGATCCTCATCCGATAACCCGATAAGATTGAAAATTTCTTTCTTGTCTTCTCGCGTCATCGTCAACGTAACAGCGTTCTCATGATCGAATGATCCATTACTCTCAAGAAATTCCCATCCGTTCGCGATCCAAAACGAGAACGGTAGCCCTTCGACCTCAATTGTAACCACATGTTTTTCTGTTTTCATTACCTTGAAATCACTCGCTTTAATCTTCCGTATGACTTCAGCATTTAGTTCGTCATACATTTGTTTGATTGTTTTCATTGTTCTAATTATTCAATTATTTTTAAATAACCTTGTTCTATTCGTTTTTCAAAACTTGATTGCCAATCGACAATTTCATTATTTCCTTCACCTCTGTTTAATACGTTAAGTATTATCCCTCGATTTTCGTCTAATCTTGTTATCTCTGAAATTAATCCACTTGCAACTTCAAGCACTTTCGTACCTATCGGATATTGAAACGTGTTAAGATCAACATAAACACGTTTTTCTTTCTTGGCATTCGGATCAATGCCATATTTGTTTAGCAGATTTTCGAGAGCTCTATCTTCTCTTGTTTTCATTGTTTTAATTGTTTAATTTGTTACTATCAATAAATCAGGTACATCAATAAGTACGCTTTGTTTGAATTTTTTATTTATTCTTATTTTCTCTGCGTATTTGAATATTTTTATTATCATATTTGCAGAAACTTCATCGATACCGTCTATTACGATAAGATCAACATCTGCTTCAATTGAATTGTAAGTAAATCTGTTTATATCAATAACTTTTTCAAATGAAGGTATTAGCGTTACATGACAATCATATGAGTGATTGTATAGCTTTCTTATTTCGTTAGCAATCGTCGTTTTGCCTGTTTCTTTCCCTCCACTTATTTTAATCGTTTTCATTGTTATAATTTTTTTTATTTGTTGTCAATCATATAACATCTTGTCGTCGCTCCTCTTATGCTTCGTCTTGTGTCAATCATTTTGTTTGATCCGACAAGCACCATCGCGCTTGCGATTACATCAGGATTTTCTTCTTTTCTTGCAACTCTCAATTTTAAGCATAAGAAATTCTCCAACTGTTTTTTAGTCAATTTTTCTGAATAAATCTTTTGATCTTCATCCATCAAATTTATCATCGATCCTGAAAATTGCTCAATTTGCCAATATAGTTTTTCCATAACGCTTACTTCACTTTGTAATAATCGTTTGTATTTCTCAAGAAGTAATGCCAATCTTCACCTGTCCAATAATAGGCCTCAACAAATTCGTCCCTATTCATCTGAAGTGTTCTGTACTTCGATCCGTCCACCCTAATTGTGAACGTTCTTTTTGCTTTGTTCGGTGAAATTCTAAATTCTCTCCCCGAAATTGATTTTAATGTTTTCATTTTTACTTAATTTTAAAATAGTTCAACGATAATTCGTATTACAAAATACGCAGCCGCCGATAAAACGGCTACCCAACAAGCGGCATCAATGAATTTCTCTTTGTTTTCTTGTTTCATTTTTCATTTGTTTTTTGCAGGTATCTTATTTGACTCATTATATACCTCTTGTTTTCTCCCACTTTTTCTTCTTGTAAGTAATCATCGAAATGTCTTAGATATTCGTCAACTGCTATTTTCAACCATTCATCCATCGACCCCTTGTTTTCGGTATCATCATTTTCATATTGTTCTTTAATAAAATAGAACAACTCACAAATAGCATCCTCCGATGGCTCATTGTCGCCGATCGGATACCTTTGAGGATAAGAGCTAAAATTGTCATTCAGCATCTGTTTGATTAATTGTTTTTTACTTGTTTTCATAACTTTAAATTTTAGAAAATTTTGCCTACTCTTTTAAAGGATTTTCGGCAACCTCCTGGTTACTTATAACAAATATTATTTTGCACAAAATACAATAGCGTTTTTGTCTTGACCTACAAAAAGTATCGACTTTCTGTATTCGTCTTCATATACGAGTTCAGGTTCTGACTTCCTGCTTTTCTTTTCAAACTCTTTGTAAGTACCTTCGATTTCGTATATACCTGCTTCGAGTCCGAAATTGTAAGTGTGTATGATAGATTCAGCATCTATTTTATGCATCGCAGAAATAACATCTTCTGAAAATCCATACTCGCTTGCAGATTCACCTGTTACTTTTTCGCATTCGATTGCATCGATAATTTCTGAAATAGAAATTGACAATTCAGCTAATTTAACTACGTTGAGATTGTAAACTCTTTCGTCTGCTTTGAATTCTACTGTTTTCATAACTTTAATTTTTTGTGCTCTTTCGAGCTGTTATTTTATCTTTTAATTGTCTTCAAATTTACAACTTTACTTCTTAACCTGCAAATTTATTTGCACTTTTAACATAGATTTAACACGTATTTAACATAATCTTAACATTAAGCGCGTTTTTGTGCGTAAATAATAACTACCTTTGTAACGTGTAATTTACTACTTATAGATTAGACATTCTTAAAAATTTACGTTCATAACTTTACGTGGTTGCCTTTCGTTGCGAAACGAGCGGCAATTTTTTTTGTATGTACATAAAAAAATAACGGCTACCTTCGCAGGCTGCCGCTACTCATGAATAACAAATAATCTAACTACAAAAATGATTTATGTAATCTTATTAAAGCATTATCTCACCATTTTATCTTAATTATAACGTATATTACTATTATCACGATCAGAATGTTTAGGGCCGACAATCGTATTTGTTGCCATTTCGTCAACTTGTTTACCTCTTTCACAACCTCAACCGTGTAAGGTATCGAATCGACTTTAACGAAGCTTACCGTGTCTATCCTGAATCGCTCACGCCATTTAATCGATTGAAGATAAACCGTGTCGTTCTGTGATAACAACATCAAAGTGTCGCGATTATATACGCTGTCAACTCGAAACCGTTCTCGGAACTCGATCTTCGTTTCTTTAACAGGTACAAGTATCTGTTTAGGCTTACATCCTGAAATCGATAACAGAATAATTATCAGAATTGAAATGTTAAGTATTTTATTTCTTTTCATGATCTTTTTCTTTTGTGAAATACAGTTTTGCTTCTTCTTTACGACGTTTTACAAGGCCAGGCAGCACTTTGCCTTTGCTGTACACCCAGCGATTAAATTGTCGTTCAATGTCTCTGTCGTTCGGATCAGCTTTTATTTTCTTTAAAAGCGTCGATGATCTGAAATTTCCTACTCCGACGTTGTAAACAAAACTCGCAAGCGCGTCAAACTGATTTTGATTTATGTTAAGATCATGACTGTTTATTTCGTTCTCAACCGTTACCAAATCTTCGATCAACAATCTTTCGGCTTCTTCTTTTGTTATTACGTCGCCAAGCAACACGTCTTTCGTGTGTCCGTACCCGATTGTCGGCTTTCCTGAAGGACAAATGTAGGCAGCGAGCTTCATTCCTTCATGCTTCTTTATCAGCTCTATTCCTTTTTTACTTGTTCTCATCGATTTGTTTATTTGTCGAATTTTGATTATTTTTCAGCTCATCCAAATTTACGTCGAAATGACGCTCTGTTTTGTCGATCATTATCTTTTGCAGTAACCGCCAAAACATGCCTTCTTTCTCTCCACGACACGAACTTTCATTCTCGAGAATAGACCACGCCTGTTCAAAGCAAATTATTCCGGCAACAATGTATGACAACGGTACGTCCATGTAGACGAAAACCCAATGCTCAACCAAATACGCTAAAATTATAAGTATCAGCCGTTTTGGGATAGTCGATCGTATCACTTTAGCGAAAGAAAAACTTTTGAATTTAGCATTTTCTTTTTTAACCTTGTCGGGATATTGCTCACTTGCCCTTTTGTTCAACTGATACGCTGTCCACGTGTCATATAAAATGAAAATTATCACTACGATCATCAGCGGGAATGTAGGTTTTAACTCTTTTATAAGA